TCACGGCGGGCGGGGCCGGTTGCCCTCCAGGATCTGCCTGATCACCCGGATATCGCCCTGGATGGTGGCGATGGTGTCACGGTCGCGCTCGGTTCGGTCCTCGATGCGTTTGACCCGCTCGATGATCCTGACGTCCTCGGCCTTCAGGTCGCGGACGTCGGCCTGCAGCCACAGCCCGGCCGCGCCGACCATGCAGAGCGTCGCCAGGATCGACCAGATGTTGATCTCCGGGTTGATCCGCACCGGCCTCATCGGGCCTTGCCGAATTTCAGCGCCGGCAGGACCTCCTTCACGGTATGGCCGCCGTGGAAGACGATCAGCCAGACCGTGGTGACGGTGCCCCAGGCGCCGATCAGTTCGGTCAAGGGCACCAGCGGCCTGACGCCCCAATTGCCGCCGAAGATGCCGGTGAGCCCGATCACCGACCAGCCGCCCCAGACGATCACCTGGATGGCGATGCGCATGGCCTGCCAGGCGGTGAAGCCCCGGGCGATCTCGGCGGCCTGAGCATCACTCGCCCGCTGCGCCTCGGCCTGCCAGACCTTCACGATCTCGCCGGCGCGGGCTTCCGTCGCGGCGAGCTTGGCGGCCGCGCCCGGATCCCTGTCGATGGCCATGCCGACGGCTTCCGGCGTGGCATCCGTGCCGAGGCTTTCGGCCACCGCCTCGAGCGCCTTGCCGGCGAGCGACCCGGCAATGGCGCCGGCCGGGCCGCCAATGGCGGTGCCGATGAAGCCGCCAATGACCGGTGCGCCGGCGGCGGCGATCTTTCGCGCGATGTCGTCGAAAGCGCTCATGCCCCCGCCCCCTGTGCTGCATTGGCCCTGAACGCCCGGGCCTGCCGGCCTTTCGACCAGGCCCGCCCGGCGAGGACAACGAAGGCCCCGCCGAAGACCAGGGCGAGGACGATGCCGGCCGCGATGGGCGAGCCATCGGCCGATGTCTCGGCTTTCGGCGCGACGGTCGTGGCCGTGCCGGCCGTGCCGGCGGTTGCCGCGCCCCCTGCCCCGGCGGCCGCCCGGGTGGCCGCGCGCTTGCCCTGCGTCGCGCGGGTGGTGATCTCGTTGACCGCCGCGCTCGCCGGCTGGCCTGATAGCGCCGCCTTGGCGCGGATCAGCCTGGCCTCACGATCGGCCAGGCCGTTGAAACCGCCATTGATCCGCCGGGTGATGCAGCGCAGGTCGTCGCGGTCGGCATGGGCGCTCAAAGCCCGGTCGTTCCAATAGGCCAGCGCGGTCGCCGTCGAATTGGCCGGCAGCGCCGCCGCCTCCGGCAAGCCCTCCAGGTTGACGCCGATCTTCGCGCCGAAGCTGCGGTAATTCGCCCGGCCGGTGAGCTGGAAGATGCCGCGGCCACGATAGCGCGCGCCGTCGCCGGCCTGGACATTGCCGAGGTCGCGCCGGCCGTCATAACGCCGGAAATAGGCCGCGTCGCCATATTCGACCAGGGTGCGGAAACCGTCGGTCTCATGGGCCGCCTGGGCCAGGAAATGCGCGGCGCGTGCCGGCGACGTGATGCCGCCGGCGGGAAAGCCGGCGGTCAAAGCCGGCGCGAGATGGAGGATGATGTCCGACCGCGCATCCGGCGCGATCCGGCGCAACGTCGCGGCGGTCACCGTGATCGTCATGGCTTGGTCTCTCGGTTGTGGATTTGTCGGGACGTGTCGACCGCGAAGACCAGCAGCGCGACCAACACGAAAAGCCCCGCCGCGGTCACGGCGAGGTCGGCAAGGTTGATTGTCATGGGTGGATCAGGTCAGGCCGGCGGTGCGTAAGCCAGCTCGCCGCGATAGACGAGCCAGCGGGCGTGGTTGAGCAGGCGGTCGAATTGATCGAGGCGCAGACCGTGTCGGATGAACGTGGTGCCGTCCTCGGTCACCTCGTCCTCGCAATAGGCGGCGATGCGGGTCGGATCGACGCCGCGCGCGAGGCACGCATCACGGAAACCTTGCGCCGTCGGGCCGAAATGTATGCGCGCAGCGTCTTCGCCCTTCAGCTCGATCGCGGCCAACCACTGATACGCGACCATTTCGGTGTCGAGCGCGGCGCGAAGAAGGTCGTCATCGGCTGGTCCGAGCGCCTTCTTTTCCGCGGCGTCCGAGGTATTGATAATACTCGTGCCGGCGAACAGTTCTTTGAGCCGGAACGATGCTGAACCGAAATTTTGGGTGTTATCGGCGCCTGGTGTGATGTGACCGCTGGGATCGATGGAGAGCCGATCGGCCATTGCGCCGCCGGGAACGGTCGTCTGGATCGTATATGTTCCCTGATAGTTCGAAAAATCATTACTTCCGACCTTATGGAGCACGCCAGACAGCGGCCGCCGGACGACGGAAGCGCCGCCGGTGGTCAGGTAGTGATATGTGGCGAGCTGGAACCCCGTCGGGTTGAGTACGCTAAGCGATGTGAGAGCTGCCGACCCGGCATTTACGGTGAACCGCCCATCAGGCGCCGCGGTGACAACGCCGACATTGCCGGAGCCGTCCTCCGATATTTGCGACTGGCCCTGCTGGCCAGCCGTACCGGTGTAGCGAGCGAGCAGGCCTACGGTTGTGGCAGCGGGCAAGCTCAGGGCCGTGCGGATGCCGGCGGCCGTGGTTGCGCCTGTGCCGCCCTGGGCAATCGACAACGCCGTCGTCAGGCCGCCGAGTGCCGTGATGTCGCCATTGGCGCCCGACGCTGCGGCGCCTAGCCCAGTGCGCGCAGTTGCCTGGGTGTTCCCCCCGGTGCCGCCCTGGCCGACCGATAGAGCTGTTGTCAGGCCTGCAAGCGATGTGATGTCGCTGTTTGCCCCGGCCAGCGCATTGCCGGGTTGCCAAACACCGGCGGCATCGTAGAGAAAACTCTGCCGCGTGCTGACCACGATCGCCTTATCGCCGGGCAACGGATCAAAGAACGTCCAGGATGCGGCGGCGAAGGCGGCATATTTCTTATCCTTGCCGGCAAAGACACCGGTTCCACCCGTCGCAACGAGCCAGACCTGGCCGTCGGCAGGGGACCCGGGTGGCGTCGCGGTGTGGGCTTGGATGCCCATCATCCGCCGCTGACCGTCAATCGGCGCATAGGTCAGCGCGGTGTTGATGCCGGTAGCAAGGTCGGTGTGCGCGGCATTGCCGTCAGATGGCGAAATGACCGTGCCTGAGGCGGCATTGGTGAAGCTGTTCGAGACGATCGCGTAGGAGCGACCAGCGGGACCGACGGAAACCGGCATGGCGCGACCTCAGGTCTTGATGATTTTCGGGATGAACAGCGTTGGCTGCACGTTGTTGTGCGCGAACCCTGACCCGGCCGAGGCCGTCGTGAACGTCTGGGACGGGTATGGGATCGGATCGATCGCGCCGGTCCGTGTCGGCAACGCCGAGGAATCGACAGGCTGCCCGCGGCCGATCCTGAATTCGGGGCTGCCAGGCGCCGCAAAATCCAGAGCCCGAGTGAGCGTATAGGTCGGCGTGAACGGCGGGGCGCCGTCAGTGGAACCGATATGGACGTGCGGTCCGGTCTCGGCTCCGGTCAGTTGGTGGGTAGCGGCGCCAAACCTGCCCCCGACTGTTGTGGCGGCGGCGCCCGCAGCGGTCATGCGATTGGCGTTGTTTCCGCCCATGTTATCCGGCGCGGCCGTGATGCTGCCGCGGCTGTCTGGCAGGCGGAATTCCGTGCCGAGCTCGCCGCCAGTGTTGTGCAGCACACCGATCGCTGCGAACAGCGCCGGATAGGTCGCGCGAAGTAGGACTTGCCCGGCTGCGAACAGCCATCCAGTCGGCGGCGTAGCGCCGGCATAGTCGATCATCATTCCGGGCTGGAATGCGCCTGGGCTGTTGAGAGTGCCGGTCACCGTGAGATCGGGGACGATCATCGGCAGGAACGACTGCACGTCCGTCGCCGAGGCCGAAATCCCCGCCACGCCGCCTTTGACCAGTGCCGTGCGACCGGACACCGTCGCGATGCCGCTTGAGACGTCGCCGGCAAAGGCCGCGCCCGGCGCCGCGGCGGAACCGGGAACCACCAGCAGCGGCCCGGTCATCGGCCTGACCCCGTTGATCGGCATGGAGGCTGAAATCTCGGCGCCGAGATCCGACAGCCGCGTCTCCATGGCGGTGGCATCGGCCAGCGTATTCGGCGCGACCGTGGTGCCCGGCGGGGGCGAATAGATGCCGGATCCGTTGCGGGGCATGACGCTTCTCCAAAAGAAAAGGCCCCGCCAGAGAGGCAGGGCCGAATGGGATTTGCTTTGGGGCTGAGAGGTCTCCGCGACGTCCCATCCGCCGTGACCCCGCGGTCACCGGCGCCGATCAGTCGCTGCGGCCGGGCAAGGCCATTCTAAGTGTTTAGTCCCGGCATTTGATGGAGTGGATCGAGCCTGAATCGTTGAGGCTCTGTTGTCCAGAGTTTGCAGATGAATTCGTAGGGTGTGAGGCCCTTGAGGGTCTTCAGCCTCCGCCCGAAATTGTAGGCGCTGACGAAGTCGGCGAGATGCGCTTCGAACTGCCGGTGGCTGTCGTAGTGGTAACGCTTGACGGTGGCTTCTTTGATGGTGCGGTTCATGCGCTCGACCTGGCCGTTCGTCCAAGGGTGCTTCACCTTGGTGAGGCGGTGCTCGATGCCGTTCTCCTGGCAGCGCATGCCGAACATGTGCGTCACGTAGCGCGCCGTCGGACCATCGGCATACCGTGGCGGGAAGGTGAACTGGATGCCGTTGTCGGTGAGAACGGTATGGATCTTGTAGGGGACGGCCTCGATCAAGGCCGAGAGGAAGGCTGACGCGGAGGTCCGCCCCGTCTTCCTGACGATCTGTACGACGGCGAATTTGCTCGTGCGATCGATGGCGACATAGAGGTACAGCTTGCCCTCAGCGGTCTGCACCTCGGCGATATCGATGTGGAAGAAGCCGATCGGATAGGATTTGAACTTCGTCTTCGCCGGCTTCTCGCCTTCGACCTCGGGCAGGCGGCTGATCCCGTGACGCTGCAGGCAGCGGTGCAGGGATGACCGCGTCAGCGTCGGGATCGTCGGCTGTAGCGCATAGAGGCAGTCGTCGAGCGGCAGCAAAGTATGCTTCCGGAAGGCGACGATCACGGCCTCTTCCTCAATCGTCAGCACTGTCGAAGTCGGGTTCTTCGGCCCGGTCGGCACATCGGTCACCGAGGTCCGCTTCTTCCACTTCGCGACCGTCTTCTGGTTAATCCCGTAGCGCTTAGACAGAGCCCTCAGGCTCTCTTGACTATGTTGTATCGCTCGACGGACCGCCTCAGTCGTCGTGGCGCTCCCGTGGAGAACCTGGCCCATAGCGCGTCCCTCGATTCCTGCATCGAGATTGCACCATCAAAGCCCGGGATCAAACACTTTAGTAGAGGTCATAAGGCGACAGTCCACGCCGCCGCATCTCCATCTCCTCGTCGGGCGTCGGACGGGGCTGCTCCTGCCATTGCCCGTCATAGGCGCCGGGTCGGCCCGGTCCTGGCGCCGGATATTGCGGCAGCAGATCAAGCGGCGGGCCGACAGCCTCCTGGGGGGCCGGCGGCGCCACCTGCGGCGACCAGGATCCCGGCTGTCCCATCTGGCCTTGCAGACCGCTCCAGGCGTCCGCCAGCGGGAAGGTGCCGAAAGCCGGCCGGCCGCGCATGCGCTCGACGTCCTCATAGGACGCGCCGGTATCGGAACCCGGGACATCGCCAGGCCGCGGACCCGTTTGCATCGGCGCCGGCGCGGCGCCTTGCTGCCGCGCCGTCTCGGGCTGCCATGGATAGCGCCACATCTCTCCGCGCTGGATCTGCTCGAACACGGGGCGCCGTTGCATGCGCTGAGTATCGGCGAATGCGGCATCGATATTGGGAGCGGTCAGGTCGGATAGGGTGCGCGGCGGAGCGCCGTCCGGGCGAGGCTGCGGCAGAGGTGCAGCGGTCCAACCTGCTGCTGCCTGCTGCTGTTCCCTCTGGGACGGGAGGTCACTTGCCGCCGCGTCGGTCGCCGTCGCGGACTGACGATATCGCGAGAGACTATCGTTGTAGGTCGAAATATGGCGACGAGCACTAGAGCCAAAGGCCTCCCAGGTAGGGGCCAACGCACTGACGATCTCCGGCGTGAGCCCGCCTTGCTGGAGATCGGTATCAAGGTTGCGACCGGTGCGGCTTCGATAGTCCTGCGTCGCCAACAGCCAGGCGCGTCGGTCCTGATTGGCTGGAGAAAAGTCGCCTCCGCCCAAGCCATTCCATGTCGTGCGCGTGAACTGATACCGACCGGCTGCCGAAGAGCGGCGGCCATCTGGGCGGACCTCGAAGATGCTGGGATGCTGATCGTACCCATCGAACGTTGCGCCGCCACGTGGCGTATAACGAACATTGTAACGACCGGCACTTTCGCCGCCGGCGATGGCATTCAGAAGCGCGCGCTGATGTGGCGGCATATCGGAGGCCACCGGATCGCCGATGTTCGAGGCAGATGACGTCCCCCCGCGCCGCCGCGCGGATGTGGCGTTCGCCGCCGGGTTGACCTCCTGCATGTTCATCATGTCACCGGGACCGGCCGACTGCATGCGATCCAATTCCGCCGGCCGCTGCCGTGGCACCGGCGCGTAAGCCGGCGCGCCCGGCGCCTCGGCCGGGCTCGCGCCGGTCAGCAGCAGAGGCGATCCCACCGGCCCGCCCGGAGCCGACGTCATCGCCGCATTCTGGAGGTAAGGCGACGGATCGCGACCGTCAGGCCGCGCGGCCGCATCGCGGTACAGGTCGCGCAGGCCAACGGCACCTTGCGCAAGCCGGGCGAGGCCCTGCATCCAATGGCCGACCGGCTGTGTGCTCATGCCGTTGCGCATCAGGAGCTCGGCCAGCGCCCGCCGCTTGGCCTTGGCGCCTTCGGTTGTCCGGGAATTGCTGTCGCGGATGAAACGTTCAACCATGATCCTGCTCCTTGATGGGATTGCGCTTGCCGGCACGTCGAGCCGCCCGCTTCACCGGCGCCGGCCTGGTGGCACTCTGGTAGTCGACCGCCATCAGGCCGTTTTCCATGGTGGCGACGGCTTCGGGGTTGAGTTTCCGCACGTCCTCGGCCATCAGGCCGATCTCCGGCGGGCCGCCGTCCTGGTAGCGGTAACGATAGACGGTGAGGCCGTTGTCGAGCTCGCCGACGCGGGCGACGTCGCGCTTCAAACGCCGGTCGGACGGCTTGAACAGGCCAAGCCCGGCGCCGGCCAGGCCGAACAGCCCGCCCATCATGGCGTTGTTGGACTGGTTCTGGGCGTTCCAGGCCGCCATGTCCGACTGGTGCTTGGCATTGACCATGCCGGCATAGTCGGTGTTGGCGACGTTCGACTGCGGCGTGCCGACAAAGCTCGGCTGCTTCACTTGGCTGCCGGACATCAGAGCCGAAATTTCGTTCAGCGGCTGGTTTCGCTCGGTGAGCAGTTCCTGAAACGCCTGATTGCGGCCGGTCAGCAGAAGCTGATTGTTGGCGTCGTTCTTCGACTGGTTGAAGCCGCGCATTTCAGCCTCGAACGCGGCGGACCCCGGCTGAATGCCCTGATTGGCCAGCCGGGTGCGCAAGGCGTCTTCCTGCTGTGCCTGCAGGGGGTCGAGGCGGGCGCGCGCCAGCTGGTTGAGCCGGCCTTCGATCGCGTTGTTGTCGGCCGAGAACGGTGTGTTCAGGAGGCTGCCGATCTTGGCCGACTGGGTCGCTCCGATATCGGCGACGTTCTGCTGGGTCCGCTTGGTGGTGTCGTAGATCTTCTGGTTGGCACCGGAGAGCGCCTGGGTCGCCTCGTAGCGCGGCGTGCCGTCGGCCCAGGTGCCGATCTGCCTGTAGCTCAGCGATCCATCGGGCGTGACCTGGTTGGCGGCGTTCAGCCCATATTGGGTGATCGCGGTTTCCCGGTTCATCTGGGTCTGGGCCGCCGCGGTCTCCTTCGGATCCGGCGGGGTCGGCGGGCTAGGCGTTGAAACCATCGGGCCAGTCCTCTCTCAAGATTCCGAAGACCAGCGCATCGGCGCCGTCGTCGTAATAGTTGCGTTTGCGCCCCTCACGGACCGCGCCGAGCCGCGGCGCAATGCGGATGACGGCGCGGTTCGAGGTGCTTGTCAGCATGGTCATGCGGGCGCAGCCGAGTTCGCCGAAGGCATAGGTCCCAACCCGGACCAGGAAGGCGCGCGGCCAGGCCAATGTCCGGCAGGCCGCCACCGACACCTCGATGTCGCGGCCGGTGAAACCGCAGAACACCGCGCCGCCGACCAGCTCGCCGTCCCGCGCCAGCGCCAGCGCCGTGGCGCCTTGGGGAAAGGCCACGCCGAGCCGGCCGGCCACCCACTGGACAGCCGGCTCACCAGTCTCGATCGTCCAAGTCATGGCGTCGTCCAAGTCATGGCGTCGTCGCGTCGTCACAACGTCGCGCCGGCCTCGACGCTGACATCGAAGCGCAGCAGCTTGAAATTCGCCTCCAGCGCCGGCGAGCCGTCATAGATATTGAGCCGGAACGCCGGGGCCAGCGCCCTGCCCGCCCCGAATACCGATTGGGTGTAGTCGCTCACCGTCACCGCCCCGCCCCAGACCCGCTGGTTCCATTGGCCCTGGCTCCAGGCCAGGCTGCCCGAGGACAGGCCGATGCCGGAGCCGCGGCCCCAGGTCGACTGGCCCCATTTCGAAACGCCCCAGGTGCCGAAGACGCCAATGGCATTCTCCAGCTCGTATTCCTCGAAGGTCGGCGCGAGATCGTAGTCGGCGGCGACCGCCAGATAGGGTCGGATATCCGGCCGGCCGCGATAGGTGGCGCGCAGCACGCTGGCAATCTTGTAGCTGTTGGGGTCGCCGAGATCGGTGAAGGCCGAAAGGCCGTTGCACCGGATCACCATGGTGTCGTCGATGCTGCCGCGCTCGGCTTCATAGACCGTGCCGTTGGCGCCGCCGAAATAGAGCTTGTCGTCATGCTCGACGAAACAGGCCGCCTGGATGCCGCGATATTCGCACCAGGCCCCGTGCAATGTGTTCATCACGAATTGCCTGGTCACCCCGGTCGCCGCATGCGGCACATTGACGAAAATCTTGTTGCCGCGGGCAAAGCCGATGGTCTGCCAGCCGAAGCTTGCGGCATCGTCCTTGACGGCCGCCGCATAGGCCTGGCGGATATTGCGGGTGAGCGCGCCCTGCTGGGCCGCGGTGCGGTCGAGCCGCATGACCGCGCCGAGCGACATCAGGCCGTCCTGGGTCAGGATCGCCAGGTCGCCGCCGAATTTGACCAGGCTGCGAAACCCGAGCGGCTTGCCGATCTGGTAGCGGCCCTTCAACTGCCAGGTGGCGGCGCTCGCCGGATCGGTGCCGGAGAAGATCAGCACCTCGCCCTCCGATGACACGAACACGGTCAGGTCGCTCATGCCGGAACCTGAATCGGTCGCCCAGCTGCCACCGGCAACGATAGCCCCGCCCTTCACCAGGAGCGCCCCCAGCGGCAAGAGCGTCGCGGCGCCACCGACCGCCGCCGCGGCGAGATACCAGACATCGGCCGAATTGACCTGGCAGTACCAGAGCCTGGATTGCGACGAGAACACGTTGACGAGCGCACCGCCGGTCACCCCGGTGATCGCCGGGCTGGTGCCGAAACTGGTGCCGTTGAACAGGACAGGGGTATCGGCGCCATTGACCGCCGAAATGAACTGTCCGCCCGCGGTCGCGAAATTGGTCCACTGCCACTGGTCGTTGCCGGCGCCGGTCCAGACCGGCGCGCCGACAGGCCCCGCCACGTCGCAGCGGTAGATATTGCCACCGCGCGCGGCGAACAGACGCCTGGCGCTGCCGGAGACAAAACTCATCAGCGTGTTGACCGCGCCGGCACCCGGACCCGGTGCGCCAAGACCCGTCGCCTGCACCACATAACCCGGCCGCGGACTGATGCCATCCGGCTCCGGATACCAGTTCTGCAGCACCGGCGCGGTGTCCGGCTCCATCGCCGCCAGGTTCTGTTCCGACGACCAGCCCTTGGTCGGCGCCAGCAGCGGCACGACTTTCGAGCGCGCCGGCTGTTGCTGGACGGTGCGGTCACGCAGGCGCGCTTTGCTCGGCATGGTCAGGTCACCTTGGCGGGGTTGGCCACCGAGCTTGCCTGTTCGGCCGGCAGGCGCAGCGCCCGGTCGGCGCGGGCGCGGTAGTCCACCGCCTGTTCGAACTGGTCGAGCTCGTCCTGATAGGCAAGGCCCTTCTGCCGCTTCCAGCGCCAGACCAGGCCCTGCAGGATGATGTCCTCGGGGATCACCGACATGTCGGTGTCGGCGACGAAGGCCGCGCGGAACACCGGCGTCGCATCGGCCGACCTGATCCAATAGGCCGAGACATATTCGAGCGTCACCGGGCTCGCCGGCGGCGGCGCCACCTCCAGCTCGCGCCCGCGCAGCATGAAGCGCGGCGGCGAGGTCGGCAGCGCGCCGCGCTTCAGGTTCATTTCGGCATCCGACAAGGCGCCGCGGATCGGCTGGGTGCCGAGCCTGACCGGCGAGCCCTGGGTCAGCCGCTCGAAATCCCCCGGCACCACGGCAGGCGTCGCGCCCAGCACGGCGGTGCGAATGAGCCCGCCCCAGTCGTGCCGGCGCAGCAGTTCCTGGCCGGTCTGGATCGCCAGGACCTGGAACTCCTGCGGCGTGCGGCCAGCCGCCGTGATCACCGCGGTGACCGAGGGCAGGTTCATCAGCGTCGCGGCATTCTGGCACAGGGTCAGAAGGCTCATGGTGTCGCCTCCAGGCTGCGAAAGCCGACATTGGACCAGCGCGCGCGCCGGTTATCGACGTCGGCCGCCTCCAGCGCGTCGCCGAACAGCTGGGCCGCCGCGCCGGCGGAGGCCGCGTCGCGGGCATAGGTCGCCGCCTCGAACACCACGGCGTAGAGATAGATGTCCGGATAGGCTTGGATCAGCCAGTTGGTCAGCGCGGTTTCCAGCGCCGGCAGCGCCTGGAAATAGCTGAGCACGACCGGCGTGGCGCTCGCCGGCCGCAAGGTCAGGGCGGTCCCGGTTATGGTATAGACCGACGGACCGCCGGGCTGGGAAAAGCCCGCGGCGTAGCGGCCGGCGGCGGCCGCGACCAGGCGCGGCGGCGCGGTCTGCGCCTCCACCCGCTCGACCTCGAGGAAGTCGGCCGGCAGGCTGCATGTCCCGGTTTCATCCGGCGTCAGCGTGACATCCGCCAGCATGCGCCGGTCACGCAGCCGCCGGTTGATCTTGGCCTCGGCCATGGCCACGAAACGCGGCATGACATCGACCAGGTCGGCGCGGTTGAGATATTCGCCGGCCGCAATGACCAGTTCGGAATAATCGGCAAAGGCGGCCATCAGAGCTTGTCCCGCGTCTTGAAGGCGGAAAACTCGCCCTCCAGCAGCGCGCGGATCGCCTTGCGATCGCGCTGCATCAAGGGCTGGCGGAAATGCTTGTGAAACAGCGTGTCGGGGATGGCGGCAACCACCTGGCCATGGCCCCAGCCCTGGCCCTCATTGGCCTCGCGGAACATTTTCACCTCGGCCAGCACCGCCTCGACATCCTGCTCGCGGGTCTGCAGCACCGTGCCGTCGCCCATGTCCTCGTGGAAGGTCGAGATGCGCCTGACCGGATCGTGGTGGACCAGCACGCGGTTGCCCATCAGATCCACTCCACCACGCCGTCGCGGACGAGCGGCTTGGCCTCGGCCTCGGATAGGCGGGTCAGGCAGCCGGCGACGAGACGGCCACCGGCGCGCGGCCAGTAATCGCGCAGGATGCGCACCTGGATCTGTTCCGAGATCGACCTGGTGCCGGCCGGCAGAGCCATCGGGCCGGTCTCGGGCGGGGCAAGGATCGGCGCCTCGGCGCCGCCACTGCCTTGCCCCGCCCCTGCCGCGGCCGCCCGTGGATCATCCGCCGGACCGCCCACGGACGGTTCGTCGAGCGGCACGCCATAGGCGCGGGCCGCAAGCACACGCAGCCCCTCGAGGGTGCGGCGCCCGACCGGCGCCCGGCCGGTACGGGTCCTGATCGCCCGGCGAAGCACGGCTTCGTCGGCGCCTGCTATCTGGTCGCGCGTCATGATAAGCTTCCGCTGTGGGATGGAGGCGGGCGTCTGTCCGCGGCATGCGCGGAGCAATGCGAAGTCGCCGGCCCCCTGTCTGAAGGCGCCGGCGAACGGGCGGCTTGCCCGGATCTTGGACCCGACTGGGCCGGAGGTGTGATGACGAGAGTGACGGGTCACCCGAATGCGCCGAAACCGAAAGGCCTGAAGTCTCCGGCCGGAGAAACCATCCGCGTCGCGGCCGAGCTGGATCCCGCCCTGATCGAGGCTCTCGACCGCTTCATCGCGGAAGACCGGCCCGGCATTTCGCGCGCCGAGGCGCTGCGCCTGGCCTTTCGCGACTGGGCGCAGGACAAGGGCTTGCTGGCACCCGAAACCGACTGAGGGGCAGCGGCGCGGGGACGCTGCCGGGCCGGGACAACGGGGCGGCCTTGCGACCGCCCCCTGGTCCCTGATCAGGTCAGGTCCGCCACCACGCCGAGCGCCGCCTCGTTCTTCACGATCAGCGTCGCCTCGACGATGATGGCGCGCTTTTCGGCGTCGCCGGTCTTGGCCAGGGTCTGCTTCTGGAACGACCGCAGGAAACCGAGCTCGAGATAATCCGGGTCGATCAGCCAGGCGTCGCGCGGGCGCTGCCAGCGGTTGACCTGGACGGCGAAGTCGCCGAAGTCGCCGACATAGAGGTTGGCGCCGCCGACGATCTCCGCCTGCTTGCCGGTGTCGACATCCTTGCGCAGCTGCGCAATGCCGGAAAAGGCCGAAAAGACTCGCTTCTGGGTCGGGTGCAGCATCAGCACGGAAGGATTGCCGCCGGCGGTGTAGCAGGCCTGGTGGACGCTATCGAGCAGCGCCTTGGTGAAGGCCCTGACGGTGCCGTCGGTGGCCGCGACCGTCAGCGAGGTGCCGGCCGAATAGCCGCCATTGGCGCCGCCGGCCCCCCGATCGACATTGGTGGTGAGCCAGGACGGCAGCGACCCGAGCATGCGCGCCGTGGTCGAATTGCCAAGCAGCGACGCCGTGTTGGCGCCGATGATGGCGCGTTCCAGGTCGCGCTTCAGCGCCGCCATCTTGAGCTTGCCCTGATAGGCGAGCTCGGATTTGCGGCCGGCCTTCTTCACCGCCTCGGTGGTGCCCGAGATGATGTAGGTCTCGCGCATGATCTGCGAGATGTTCGACACGCGGGTGGTCGGCGTCACCGCATTATAGGCATATTCGTCGCCGTCGACCTGGGCATTGGCGGCCGGCGAGCGAATGGTATCGGTCTGCCATTCGTGCCGGATGTTCTCGACGTCGGACTTCTTGATCATCGAGGACACCGGCACGTCTTCCGGCGCGATATTGTAGATCTGGTCGCGCAGGTCTTCGCGCATGCCCTTGACGGCATAGGTGTCATAGGTATTGGCGATCTGGGCCATAGAAGGCTCCTGTCAGTCGGCGGCGAGCCATGCGTCGATGGCGCGCGCCGTGTCCGCTTTCGAGCCGCTGCGTTTGGCCTGGGCGAGCGCCGAACCGATCTCGTTGCCACCCGCCTGCCCGGCGCGCCGACCCGGAGGCTGGGGCGAACGCTGGGCCGCGGGCCGCAGGGCCCCGCCGGCCGAGGCTGCCTTGATCTTCTGGTACCGGGCGGCATCCGCGAGCACGCGGATCAGCCGGTGGTCGATGATCTGGGCATAGTCGGCCTGACTGAAGCCATAGGCCTCCACCGCCTTGATCATCTCCTGGTTGAAGGCCTGGCGCTTGGCGCCGTCCTTCAATTCGGGGATGGCGGCGAACAGCCGGTCCCGCTCGCCTTGAACGAAGTTCGCCCGGTCGGCCTGCGCACGCTGGTCCGCCTGGGCGGTCAGCTGCAGCCTCTGCCGGGTGATCTCTTCGACATGGCCCATGGCCGCCTGGTAGATGGCCATTTCCTGGGTGTAGCGGGCGGGATCGTGGAGTGCGAGATCGGTCGAAGGTGGCGTCGGCACATAGGCCTCGACCACCGCAAGCGCCCGTTCGAGAGCTTCCGCAACGGCGGTGTGATGGACCGAGACTTCGCCCGCACGCGAGTCCAGGGCTCGCCTGGTCTCGGCGACCTCCTGGGTCTTGCGGGTATAGTCGGCGGTCCTCAGGCCCGCATCACGCCATTCCTGGATCTCCTCGGCGGTTGCTTCCGTGCCGTCGGCGAGCCGGATCCTGGCTGGCTCGGGCTCGGCCGCATGGTCCGAGATCTCGGGATCGGCATCATCGCGGGTGTCTGATGCCTGGCGCCCGAAGAGGTCTTCGGGGTCGTGGCCGGCCAGCGCCTGGTCGTCATCCCTCCGGTCCTCCGCCTGTTCCCGAAACCCGACCTCGTCGGTCGACAGGAATGCGGAGAGCCGGTCATCGACACCTTGGGCGAAATCGGCGCGCGCGTCAGTGTTCACCGCCGGGGCGGTGCCTGCACCATCTGCGTTGGTCATGAGCTTACCTTCTCAAGCGTCGGATGTCCGTCACGCATAGGGTGACGGGCCTTTGGCGGCCTCGTGTGCTGGCCGGCCAAGGGCTGCCAGCCGAGAGCGCAAAGTTCTGATGGCGCGGGCCTCGTCGAGGGCCAGGCGCCGGGTCTGATCGTCCTTCGGGTCAGCGGAGATCGCCCGCTCCACCGCGTCATGCTCCAGCATGGCGAGCGCTGTGATCAAGGCCGGATGTTCGGCGATGAAGCGGGCTTCCTCCGGCGTCGGCCGCGCCGACATGGTCGTCGAAGGCGACGTCACGGACATCGTTGCGGGCATCGTCACGGTCCTGGCCGAAGCAGTTCATTGGTGGTCTTGACGATGCCGTCGAGCGTCTGCTGCACCGCCGGGTTCAGCGCCTCGTCCGGCGTCACCGAGCGCAGCGCGGAGGCCTGGGCGAGTGCGACCCTGGTCTCGAGCTCGGCCTTCTTCATGTCGAGCTCGGCGGCCAGCCGTTCGCGCTGCAGCTGCAATGCCCCGTCGGCCTTGATCCGCTCGACCAGAACATCGCGCTCGGCCTCGGCCTGGATGCGGGCCTGATCCGCCGCCATCTCGGCCTGGCGCCGCTCACGTTCCATCTGCATGGCCATCTCGGCCTGGCCGGCGGTGGGATCGGGCTTCGGCTGGGTCAGGCGCGCCAGAGCCTCCGGCGTCGGCTTCAGAAAATAGAGCTCGGGCGAGCGAAGGCCGGCGGCGGCGACGAACTTGTTGAGCGAATTGGCGAGATTGCCGATCGTCACAAGCGGATTGTCCAGGCCCATGGTCGCCAGGATCTCCTTCTGGATCGTGCCGATCTGGGTCATCACCGCCATGTCGCGCTCGCGCGATCCGGCGCCGAGCCCGGTATTGACGCTGGCATCCATGTCCGGGCTCCACTTGCCCGGCGTGAAGGTCACCCAGGTGTTGCGCAGCCGGATGATCTCGTCCTGCGGCTGGTGCTTGACGATCAGCCGCAGGATCGCCGCGAACATGCGGCGGAGCCCGGTTTCGGCGAAGGTCCGGGCGATCATCTCGGCGCGCGCGGTGGACGCGCTTTCCAGGATGCGCGAGGCGGTCGCCGTCTGGTTCTGCAGCGCGTCCGGCGAGAGCACCGCGGAGGCGTCGGAAATGCCGGTGCGGTCGGTCGCCTCGCGGTCGAGATAGTCGAGCGCGCCAAGGCTCGCGGCGGCAGTGAACGGCACCTGGTTATAGGCGAGTGCTGCGCGGGCATCGCGGCCGGATTTCAGCCGGATCGGCTTGCCGAATTCCGGATTGGTGATGTCGCTCGGATCTTCGATGGCGCCGACATCGACGATCGGCTGCTGGGCGTTCTGCCAATAGATATTGTCGAGCATGCCGCGGACGAGCGCCGTCTTTTTCTTCTGCACATCCTCGATGTCGTCGAACAGGCTCATGCCCTGCCAGCGATGCGCGACGATCTCGCAGGGCAGGTCCGAAAACGGCACCTCGTCCCATTCTTCGTTCGAAAGGATGCGGTGGGCGCCCGAATAGCCGGCGATGCAGACCCGGCGCAGTTCGGCAAAGCCGTCGCCGTCGGCGTCCAGGCGGACATAACATTCCGCGAATTCCACGACCTGCGTGGCCGGGCCGCCGAGATCATAGCTTTCGGACGACACGCCGCTGCGGCCGAGCCGGGCGCGGCGCACCTCGCTCTCGACATCGCCGGACCAGGCCGGAATGGCTTCCACCACCTCGCGGTCGAAGCCGAGCGCGATCAGGTTCGACCGCGTCTCCGGAAACCGGTGCACCGTGATGCGGGCATCCTCGATGGTCACCGCCTCCGGATCGATCAGGAACTGCTCGCCGGGCACCGCCGCGATCTTGACGCCGGCCTTGATCCGCACGCGGCGGATCTTGACGTCATGGCGCTCAGCGTCGGGGATCACCGCCAGCACCGCCGGATCGGTCTCGGGATAATCCTCACGCTCCAGCACGGTGACCGCGGGATCGGCGGTCAGGCCATCGAGGTCGAGGGCGGTCAGATTGGTATAGCGCTCGACCACGATGTCGGCGCGCTCGTCCCACCAGTGCTTCAACACGCCGTTGCGCAACAGCAACGCATCCTGGAACGCCGCGTTGAGCACCCGGTAGCCGTCCCACTGGGTCCAGAACTTGTAATTCACATAGTCGGTCGCCTGTTCGGCGAAAGGCTCGTCGGCCGGCGTCCGCGGCACATATTCCACCACCTTGTCGCCGCCGGCGAAGGTGCGCATCAGCGAGGGCATGATCTTCGCCACCGCCGAGCGGACGTCCTTGGAGATCGCCGAGGACCGGCCCTCGGGGGCTGGCAGGTCGCGCATCTCGCCGCGGTAATAGTCGAGCGCGCGGACGCGGTTGCCGCGCATCTCATTGTCGTCATAAGCGACACATTGCTGCATCATGCCGTCGATGACGGCGAGCAATTCGTCATCGGTCATCGGCGCGTCACTCATTGGCTCATTGGTCCTGGGGCCAGCCATGGTCAGACGCCCGCGACGAGGCTGATGAACCGTGTGCCGGCGACGGCGATGACGGTCGCGATCGTATCGCCGTCTGCCGTGAAGTTGCCGATCGCATCGGCGCGCAGTGCGCGGCTCACCTGCCCGTCGAAACCCGCGACGAGGATATGTGCGTCGGCCATGATGGTTGGTCCTTCATTGGTTGCGGCACCCGGCCCCCGGCCTTTCGATCCGCGCCGCGTCGTTCGCGTCGATGCCTGCGTCGCGGCAGCCGCCAGGAAAAATTACCTAGACTGATGGCGCGCAGTGGTTGTATCTGTCTTCCTGCAACCTGATGGTGCAGGCGACCACGCGGCACGCGTCTCGGGCTCGTCGGAATCGGTGATCAAGACCTGGAGGCCCTCACATGAAGTGGCAGCATGTCGTTGCAACAACCGTTCTTTTGACTGGCTGCTCGACGCCGGAATCGCGGACGGCGCAGCAGCGGGTGTGGCTGCAGGAGGCCATGGCCACCTGCCGTGGCCTCGGGTTGACCGATCAGAACGCCCTCGCCCAATGCGCCTCGCCCCTGGTCCAAGCGAAGATCACCGAGGACAGAGACCAGCGGGCCGCGGCGATCGACGCGGCCGCGGCCGGCATGAACGCTATGTCGCGGGCCTATTCCGACGCCGCGGCAGCCCGTGCTCAGCCGATGCCCCAGTCGACCACCTGCCGCACGAGACCCATGGGCAACGGCACCTATGCGACGACTTGCGATTGACACGCTGGCCTCGTCGACGAGCCGCCTTGGCAGCGCCTACGCAAAACCGAACGTACGGTCCTCAGGCCACCACCCGTTTGGGCATCTGCCAGTTCTGCAGGCCGACCGGCGCATCCGGCGCGTCGCCGATGCCGATGGCTAGATAGCGCAGGGCATCGGCCGGGTGGCTCGCCCAGTCGTGCACGGGTTTCGGTTTGAGCACCTGGTTCTTCTCGTCGTAATCGGCGCGGTAGAGGCTCAAGGCCTCGATGCCGCGTGCGCATTTCTCCTGGTCGAACCAGAGTTTCGGCAACATCAGGCGCAGCGCATTGATGCCGTCGTCGACCCGGTGGTCCGGACAGACGGTGACCGCCAGCCCGAGCGTCTTCAGCACCTCCTCGCGGCTCTTGCCGGTGCCGAGTTCGCGCGCCTTCACGTCATGCGGCAGGATATGGCCGCCGTAGAGGTAGGGCTTGTCCTTCACCAGCTTGACGTAATGGGCAAGGTCCATGCCGGTCGCCTCGTAATAGTCGATCGCGTGGAACTCGCGCCCGACACATTGCACGAACCAGATCGCGGTCGCGTCATCCATGCCGAGGTCCCAGGCGGTCCAGACGGGGGCTGCCGGATCATGGGGAACGCCGCAGATCCGACGCTCGCGCAGGGCCTGCGCCATCTGCCGGCCGTAATAGGCGCCAATCACCGCGGCATCGAAAGAGCAGTAATATTCCTGCTCGATCAGCATGTCGCCCTGGTCGTCGCCGAACAGCGCCCGATAGCCCTTGCGCGCCTCGTCCACCGCCTCCCGGCTGATGGCGTGGGTGTCGTCGACGGTCTGGATGCCGACATACCAGTTCGGATCCTTGTCATGCCCGCGCACCATGCGCTCGACATGGTTCTTGCCGCGCGGCGTGGTGATGAACAGCGCCCAGCCGTCATTCTCCGACAGGATCGGCTGGATATAGGCCCAGGCGCGCGGATCGGCCAAAGCCCATTCGGAAAAGGTCACGCCGACCGGCGGTGAACCGACCACGCTGTCATAACTGTCGGACCCGACCACCTGCCAGGTCGCGCCGTTGATGAGCTCGATGAACATCTCATTGTCGTTCGAGCGGTTGCGGATCTCGTGCGGAAAGGCCTCGTCGATGCGCCGCTTGCCCGAATGCGGGTTGACGGCGTTCCAGATCGCCTTCCGGCCCTGACCATATTCCGGCAGCATGTGCCAATAGGTTGCCGGCCGTTCGATCATGGCGACGGCGGAGCGATGCAGCGCCACCTCGTCCTTGCCCCAGCGCCGATGCGCCACCATCAAGGCGCGTTTGCCGCCCGCTTCCAGATGGTCCCACAGCGCGCGCTGATACCAGCGCGGCTGCCAGCCGTTAGGAATCCGGATCGTTCGAGAATTTGACACGTTCGACCGTCGGGTTGCCGCCGTGGTTGAAATCAGGCTTTCGGCGATTTGCCGGGCTTGAATTGGTGCCCGACCGGAACGACCGCCCCGATGTCCTCCGGCGCTGGTCATGGCCTGTGCAGCCCTCGGCAGGCGCCTCTGCGGGTTGTTCAGTGCGTCATAGACGGCGCCACGTTGGTCGTGGAGACCTCGTGTCGGTATTCGCCCAGCGAGAACATCAATCGCATGGCCGACTTCGTGTCCAACTACTCGGTCGGCTTGGTCCGCCCGGAGCGCCCGGTCATAGGATATGGAGGTAGGTCGGTTGGATCGACGGTCCACAACCAACCGAGCGGCGTCTCCTCGAATATCGCGTGACGCAACTGCCAAAGGCCTTTGGCCCGTTGTCGCCTCTGCAATGGCGTCAAATTCTCCCCTCGCGAGCCCCTCGTCGGGGCCGCCGGCGACGCGTCGCCCGGCAACGAATCGGGCTGTGATGGGGTCTCCGTCGATGGTTCGTTCGAGCGGTCCCGATCCATCGACTCCCCGCGGGTAATCGAGTTCGAAAGGCCGCTGCGGCAGGTCCGGCGGAGGATTCATTCTCGCGGTCTTGGATGCTGGATCAGCGCCGCGACCTGACGCAAATGTTCCAGCTCGCCTTACGCCTCCCGCGACCAGCCCAAGCGGCAAAACCGACGCGGCATTGGCTGCGGCGCCCCAATAGTTGCCCTGTTCATAGTCGCGCTTGGCTTCCTGTGCGGCAAACGGCAGGCCAACCGGCGTGACGTCGAGAAGACCGACGCCGGTGTTGCCCAACCCCGAACTCAGACGGTCCCACGGCGAGCGCCGGCATCAGCGCGGCTGCCAGCCGTCAGGACTCCGGGTCGTCCGAGAATTTGACAAGTTCGACGGTCAGGTTGCCGCTGTGGTTCACGTCAAGCTTTTCGCGCCATTCCTCCGGCCGGCGCGTCTTCAGCCAGAAGATCGCCGCCGCGGTGTCGGGCGGATAGTACTCGCGATGCTCGGCCCTGATGACCTGGCCCTGGTGGGTGAAAATCTTGATCGTGTCGTAGGAAAAGCCCACCGCGCGCTGGTAGAGGCTGCGCTCGACCATGTCATCGACCGCACCCTTGCCGAGCTTGAGCGCGCGCCAGAAGGCCTCGTGCGCCACCTTCCAGCGGTTGATGGTGCAGATATGGACCGCGAAGAACTCGGCGAGATCCGCATCGGTCGCGCCAAGAGCGCAAAGCTTGGCCGCCTGACGGGCGAAATCGATCTGGTATTTTGGCTGACCGCCGACCGGCCGACGCTCCGTCTCCGTAATGACGGGCAGAGCCGTTTCGGGCTCCTGTGCGGGCGGCAATGCTGTCGGTTCATCGGCCAGCGCCGGCGCGGCCGAAGCCGCCGCCAGACGCCGCCTGGATCGCATGCGTTGCATGAGGGGAATTCCTATCTGAGGCGATGACGAACACGGCAGCGACAAAACGCGGAGGCGCGCAACCGTTCTGGTGGCGAAGACCAACCACGCCTTGGCGCAGCGAAACCCCGATCATTCAAGCCCAGCCACGGCAAGGTCAGAGCGCGGCCTTCTCGTGGCTCTGCAAAGTCAGATCCTTGGCCGCGGACCGCGCAATTTTCGCAGCGGCTTGTCGGTCCAGGGGAACGGCGGCCCCGGCCTGGAACGACCTCCGATCCACGGCGACACCGGAAATACCTTGCGACGACGTCCTGGCCGGACGGGTAGGTGGTGAAGTGCCAGCGAGAAGCGCCATTCATTGCTGACGAAGATAACGTTGTGGCGCTTGATCAGCTTCTCGAGACCGCGCTCCGCCAGCAGCAATTTGAGCCTCGAGCCGGGCACCCCCCAGAGGTTGCGCAATTCGGTCCACCATTGCGCCAAATCGCGAACGTCAAACAAAATTACGATTTCGTTGTTCCGCCTCCGCAACAT